AATGTGCCACCCGATGAGGCTGGCGTGACGTTGATCGAAATGCTCACGGTGCCCTCACAGTAAAGCTGCCTGATATGTAGGTGCGGGTGACGGCACCGGGGGCCACGCCTCGCAAAAACCAGCGGTAGGCTGTCGCCTCGTCGAGCCCTGCCGTAGTTGTCTCATCCAGTGCAAGGTTAAGCTGCCCATTGGCGGCGTCGATGACTGTGACAGTGAACGTGGCAACCGTTGCCCCCTGAGTTACCAGACCCCCGGGGTAGTTGCTATTGACCGTGCGAGCAGATGAAAATATTTCAGCCGACCAGGTGAAATTGGTCAGGTCAATGCTCCAATCAAGAGTCATGCCAAATTCGTCGCCCTTGAGCACGACCAAGTCCAGACTGGCTGGCAGTACGCTATAGCTGTAGTCACTGGCCGAGGTGCTTATCACTGGGCTCATGTTGGCGGGTCTCCAAAGTATGAAAGAAAGTCCGCCGTCTGATAGACGCTGAACGTGAGGAAGTCCGCCTCGGCGGTTGCACCCTTCAAGGTGCCGTCGCTGTTCAGCGGCAGCGGCTTCGGCGTCGGCACTGCATTGCCGTTGGCGTCTTGTATCGTGATACGTCTTTTTTCTCTGCCGACGATTATGTCCTGGTCGGCTATGTAGACAATCTGATTGAGCCCCACGTCAGGAGCCTGCACGGCCCACGTCTCGGGCCGATAGGCAAACGAGAACGACACAGACCAGTAGTCGACTATCTCAGTGCCGACAAGCTCGCTCTGTTGTTGTGCTGAAATGCTCGTGCAAAGCCAAGTACGCTCGGCACCGTCAGCCCACTCGGTAGCGTTCGTGCGATTCACCAGCGTCGTCGCCAGTGCAAACGGCGAGCCCGAGCGGTTGCCTCGCACCGTCATCGTGATTTCGCCCTGCCGTCGCTTCAGGCCTGTGATCGCGTCACCGGCGGAATTGGTGATTTGCTTCTGAGCACCGCCGACGTAGTGAAACGCCGCTGGCACCGTCGTGCCGCTCGCGGAGAGCGACCACACGTCTGGCCTGTTCAGCGGGTTAGGATCTTTGACGCTCATCGCACTACGTTCTCATATCGGATCGTGTATTCAGTCTGCTGCGGGTCGCCCTGGTAGCCGCTGCGGGCCGTCACGCTGACGCAGGTCATAGCCGCGAACTCAGGATGAACCTCGCCCAATACTGGCAGCGATTCTTCCACCGTAACATCTGGGGTCTGCACAAACTTACGCTCTGCCGTAGGCGTGCCGCCTCGGCTTCTCGTGAAGGTTCGCGGGTGTATTTCGATCATGCCCATTTAGAAGCTCGCCAGCACGAAGTTTGCGCCAAAGTTCTCGGCAGCATTTCCAATCCGTTCAAGAATTGGCGTCTGCTTTTCCAGTTCTTCTGTTGGGTCAGGAATGTCTAGGGATGGCACGTCTGCACCTTCCCCAAAACCGAAAAGGTCTTTTATGAATCCGGTCGCCTTTTCAATTCCTTCTTTTGCAGCATCGCCAGCGGCAGCCAGTTTCTTTGTAATTTCCTCGCCAGCTAGCTTCACACCCTCTGCTGTAATATCCATCTGCCCGGTGAGCCCGCCTGTTGCTTTTATCCATGCTTTTTCAGCGGCGTCCACTTCTGCGGTAATGCCTTCAAGCATTTTCTGCCGCTCGCCATACATGGCATGAAAGGCAGCGAATGGGTTCGCGCCTTGGTTTATGTAATACTGCAACCGCTGCTTTGCCACGCTATCCCAATCCGACATAGCATTGTCTATGAGCTGCTGCTTAAAGTTCTTGTGGGCATTGAGCTGCGCCCCGAAAGCCTCGACGGCATCCTTAGTCCAACCGAGAGGCTGCAAGATGTCCATCAGTGCTTGAGCTGCACTGTTTGCCCCCTTGACGATATACGAGCCGCTGTCATTCAGTGCAGAGTGCAGGAGATCGGTGAAGCCACCTGCTGCATCTGCGAACCTGCCGGTTATGCTCTGTGCGTAAGTTACCTTTTCCGCGAACTTTATCAACGAGTCGCGGCTGAAGCCGAGCTTAGTCAGTGTGTTATCGAAGCCGCGACCAAGCATATTCATCGCATCACGGACAAACGGCGCAGGCTCTCTCAGCGTTTGCAACGCCTGAGACGTTGCACCAACAGCGTCATCAAACGTCGGGAGTCTGGCAGCAACAGCCGCCGCAGCGTCTTTGACGTTACCAAAGGCCGCTGCGATGTCGGCACCCTTGATTGTTTTCAGCGAATCAAAGAAACCGCCAAGGGCTTCAGATGCTTCATTCCCAGAACCTTGAACGCCTTCAGCAAATTCAATCGCACTTGCAACAGCCCCCCTAACGTTGCTTTCAAACTTACCGAGCTGCGTAGCGACGTGATCTGCCTTTAGTGATAAATTCGTGAGGCCAACTGTGTCCTCTGCACCTACGCCTGGCAGAAGCGGTGCAATTACCGCCAAGGCTCCCGTCATGTTTGAGACGGTAGACGCGATCCCTTTTGCAATTCCTGCAAGAGTATTCAGGAAGTAGTCAAAAGCTCCAGACAACGCAAGCACGACCTTTTTTAGCGTGTCCGAAGCTGCCTGCACAAAAGCCTGGCCGCCAGTGAGCCCTTGATACTGGAAGGTCTTAACGAACTCAAGCAGCTTCTCGTTTGCTTGTGTTATGGCAGGGGCAAAGTTGGCAAGAACCTGCGCGGCCAGTTTTTTTCCTGTGTCATAAACGTCCTTAAAACGGTCGTTCATCGTCTCAATGTTTTTGATCTGTGTGCCGCTCAACACAAGGCCAAGGGAGGTCATTTCCTTTGCGGTCGCCTTGACGTTCTTCTCCATGTCGGCAAACATGGGAACCATCGCGAGGCCTTGGTCAGAAAATATTTTAAACGCAGCGGCGGCCTGATCGCCCTTCTGGGGAAGCTGACCGATTGCTGACCCAATCTTTAGAAATGCCTGCTCGGGCTTCATGTTTGCCAGATCAGTGACATTCAGCCCAAGCCGTTCCAGTGCAGGCAGTGCCTCGCCGAAGCCCATCTTTGCTTCCGAAAGACGCTTGGTCATTCGCTTGAGAGCTTCGCCGAGCTTGTCGCCAGATATGCCGTTGTATTCTGCGACCTTCTGAAATACCTGCAACGGTTCAACAGCAACGCCGGTCGCAGCGGAGAGCTTGCCGATTGCATCGGCCACAGAGGAGGCTTGCTTGGCAAAGTTTACGGTTGCAGTGCTTACGCTTTTAATTACGCTAAGTGCCTTTGAGAACGCAGCGTATAAAAGCTTTCCGACTTCTAGCTTAGTAAGAAACGACAACGACTTGGCGGCCATCATCGCATTTTTTTCAATCGACTTTAGCTGGCCGCCCACGCCTTTGACTTCAGTTTCCAGGCTTTTCATCTTGGCAGCGGTGTCCTTGCTGCCCGCTTCAAGTTTGTCAAGCCTTGCTTCAAGCTTCTGCATCTGAGATGCAAACCTTTTCATCTCGGCGGTGGTTTCTTTGCCGCCAGACTCTAGGGTTTTGAACTTGTCAGACACGTCCTTCATTTCTGCTTCAAGCCTGTCTAGCCCTTTAGCAGAACGCTGGCTGTCTTTGTCGACCTGCTTCAACGTCTTTTCGACGTCCTTCATGCCAGCCTCGAACTTGTCGACGGCGGCAGTCAGTCTGAAGTTGAGGCCGACGCTGGTTGCCATTACTTGCCCCCCGTCAGCATCTTAAGTTTGCCAAGCTCGGCGGCCATTTCCTCGGGCGTCTGCGGCAGCCTGGCCTTCGGCACAAAGTCATCGGGGGCCGGTGCCTTGCCACGCTTGCAGTGCGGTGCCAACGCTGCCGAAGCAACGATGCCCGCCTGTCGCCACGAGTTGTCGAGAGGTTGGTGGTACAAGTCAAACGCCATCCATTCAGCGAGCTCGCGGCTGGTCATCGTCGCCTCGATCTCTGCTACTGTTTTCCCGAGGTGCCCGGCGAGTCGGAAAAGGAAAAGCCTTACCGGTCTCGCCTTCAGTCCTCCCCCAACTCTTGAACATCCTTATCAGTCAAACTGTTGTGGTCTTGTGCCTTTTCAAACAGCCTCTCCATTGGCTTGCTGCTGAGGCCAGCCAGCTCAGCAAACTCCTCCGGTTTGCAAAGCGTCTCGCCGTTCTCATCGCACAGCGTCCGCACGAGGAACTTGCTGCGGGGATTGTCCATCAGGCCATCGCCCTTGCGGGCCGCGAAGGCTTCAGCCTCGAAGCTGTCACGCTCGCCGACGGTCAGCTGTTTTATGTAAACAGTCAGGCCCCACTCTGGCACTTCTACAGGCAAAAGATTTTTCTTGTCAGCGGCTTTGATCTTGTTGAGCAACTCGGACATCTACTAGCTCCCTATGTCAATGAGGCGAACGGTGGTTGTGTAAGTCACAACCCCTTTAGTATTAGCCGAGGTGTCAACCGACTGCACATAAGCTCGCGGAAAAGTGAAGTTTATGTTTTGTCCCGATACACTGACCGCACCACGCACGCCGATAGTTGCCTGCGGGTCGTCGTAACTGGTGAGAGTCAACGTGCCAGCGTTGGGGTTGTAAGTGTTATTCACCCCAATCGAGAGCCCGCCCTTGCTCGCCCGTATCGACGAGACTTCAGACAGACTGCCGCTTGGCAGCGTTACCGTGACACCGTAAGCTACTCCAGCCATGCGGCACCCCGCTAGCTGATAGCCTGGAAGGTCGCGTCTGCCGTGATGAGTTCGCCAGCCGAGCCGGTGATCGAGCTGCTCGTGCAGATCGCATTCGCCAGCGAGACGCTGATGGC